GGACAGGACTAACGTCNCAACTTGGCGATGTCTGGGATGATTTTGCTAACAGAGTCATGAATAAAGGTCCTTTTGATCTGCTTAAAGGGCAAGTTAAAAAAGTTTTAACTCAATACGATGCGTTAAGTAAGCCGGGGAAAGATGGCGTACTTGAAATAGACCGATTAACCAAAGAAATCGCAACTAACCTAACTGGTGCATTCGACCTTGCGAAAGGTGCAGCCTCTGGGCTTTGGGATATGCTCAAAGGCGTAGCTTCCAGCCTCCAATGGATTAACCAGAATGTTGTAAGTCTTGAGACTGTAGGGAAAGCGCTGGCGGGGATCTATCTCGGGAATAAGTTGTTGCGCATGGGAACCCGCGTTGTTGGCGGCGGTTATCGTGTGGTGTCTGCTCCCGTTCGTGGTTATAACTGGCTGCGTAATCGCGGCAACAACCTCCCTCCTATTGGGGCGCATATCCCCGGAAAAACGATCCCTGTTGCGGGACGAGTTCAGTCTGTCTTCGTAACCAACTGGCCTATGGGTGGCGGGTTCGGTGTTGATACGACGACCACCGGAAAAGGTAAGCGCAAAAAAGGTCCGGGCAAAAATATACCTCGCAATATTCCTATCAAACCCTCAGCGGCAAGCCTTCCGGCCGTTGCTGCTAAATCTGGATTCTTCGGACGTATCGCCAGCGGAGTTGGCTCCTCGTTATCGCGCGTGGGGCAAAGAATGGGTAACTGGATGGGTATCGCGGGTAAAAGTCGCCCACGTAATCTTCCACTTAAACCGACTGCGACCCCCCTTCCAGCTGCGACACCTAAATCCGGTTTCTTTGGCCGTATCGCTAGCGGTATTGGTTCCACATTATCCCGAGCGGGACAAAAAGCCGGTGGCTGGATGGGCGGTGCCACAAAATGGGTGGCGGATAGCGCTGTCGGAAAAATGGCGGCCAAAGGTGGCAAGGCACTGGGATGGCTTGGAAATATCGGGGGGAAATGGGCTTCTCGTCTAGGTGGGCCGTTGCTATCGGCGGCGATGCTCGCCCCGACGTTGCTTGATGATGAGGTGTCAACCAGAGACAAAGGCGGCGCAGTGGGTTCGGTTGCGGGCGCATGGGCCGGTGGTGCCGTAGGGTCATTATTGGGACCTGTTGGCACTGTGGCTGGTGCAACGCTGGGGAGCTATCTCGGTGACTACTTGGGTGGCTGGATGACGGATTTATACACCCAGTGGGAAGGTGGCCCAAAAGATACGCAAGCGGAACAACTCCCCCCTCAAGAGCAGAAAGTTAAGGCTGATGCAGCGTTACGTATTGACCTTGCTGAGGGTCTGCAACTGACGAGCACCCGCATTACCGAGGATGGTATGGGGCTAAACGTTTATGACGGCAACAACATGTACCCCTTCTAAGGACTGAGCAATGTTTGATGATATTTTAGGCTCTGTTAACGACGTTCGCAGCAGCGTTCAACGCACACTTGGTATCACCAATAACACCACGGGCGTTGGTTCATTTCGTAATGTGCCGTTTTATATTTTCCGTGAACAACGTCGCAGTGGTGGCCGTCGTATCGTCAAGCGCGAATATCCTTTACGCGATGATGGTGGGACGGTTGATTTAGGCCGTAAGCTGGCTGAGCGTACCTTTACCGCTTGCGTATTGGGTCGTAACGCCAAAGCGCAGTGCGATGCTTTATTGGAAGCCCTAGAGGCCCAAGGCGCGGGCGAGCTGGTGCATCCTGAGTACGGCACACTATCGGTGCTTATTGACAGCTATGAATGCCGCAGCGTTGCAGATGAGCTGGATTATTACGAGTTCACGCTCACCGTTTACCCGGAATCAACATCGACTGCGCCAGAGGCTCAGGATGATACGGCGCAGGCCGTCACTGGGCAGACTGACAGTCTATTTGGCACACTAGGCGATACGCTGTCTGATGCGTGGAGCGTCGTGCAAGAAGGTATGGACGGTGCCACAGCTGTTCTGGATGCGATAAACGGTGTGTTTGATGACATCTATAATGCCATCGAAAATATTGGGATCATGGATGATGTTAATCGCCTGATGGGGGCTATCGCGGCGGTGAAAGGCTCAGCCGAAGGGTTGCTTAACACGCCCTCGATGCTTGCCGCCAACGTGCTTGGGGCATTATCCGGTATTACCTCTGTCACGGATGCGTCAAGCAGCTATCGTGCGTTTGAGCGCCTAGGTGTTCACCTGAACCGCCGTTCTGCCAGTATCGATGTCAGTCATATTCCAGCAGGTGCTGCCCTTAATGTGCAGGCACTCTTTCATGTTGCCCGTTCCGGGACGCTGGCAAGTCAAGCACAGTCGGCCTCGGGCATTGTGACCCAAGCGCTGGCCCGTGACAGTCAAAATCCACTATCAACCAGCCGAGAACCCTCCCTGTCGGTGGCCCACAGTGCGGGAAGTTCGACGTCCGTCCCCTCTGCCGTGATAAACACTCAAAACATCGGAAACCAGCAGTCGGCGCAAAATACGTTACTGTCCAATTCATTATCAAATGCCGTCCCATCAGGCTCATTAACAGCGGTTGCCAATGAAGCTAACCAGCCCCCCTTGTTTGAGAGCGCCGCCGATATTGAACGCGTGTCAACGCTACTGAGCGAGCAGCTTGATACCGCGATTTTGAACGCCGCTGATGCAGGGTTTAGCGATTCCAGCGCCTCGTTGCGTCAGTTGCGCCTTATCGTGCTCAACGACCTGCAACAACGCGGTTTGCAACTGTCTGGGGTGGTGAGTCTGATGCCGAAACAAACGGAACCAGCATTGGTGACGCTCTACCGTCAAACAGGGAGCAGCCAGCAATGGCAGCGCCTTGCACGTCGTAACGGCGTTGCTAACCCGTTATTTGTGCCGGGTGGCGTAGAAATTGAGGTTATCAATGAATAGCGTGGAATTGCGTATTGACGGCAAAGTCTTTACTGGCTGGACAACGGTCAAAATTAACCGCTCGATAGAGTCCTTATCAGGGTATTTCGACCTTGGTGTCATGGTGCCGGTCAATTATGACCTGTCATCAATGGCCCCCGGTAAAGCCTTTACGCTTAGCGTTGACGGGCAGTGCGTTATAACCGGCTGGACCGATGGCCGCACGCGTCGCATGTCTAGCGACTCATTGGAAATTACCATTTCAGGCCGCGATAAAACCGGTGATTTAGTGGATTGCGCGGCGATTTATCCCGGTGGTCAGTGGAAAAATCGCACCCTTGAGCAAATCGCACAGGACCTGTGTAAACCGTTCGGTGTCGTTGTACGTTGGGAGTTAAGCGATAGTGAATCATCAAAACCGTTTACCACTTTCACGTTAGACCACTCTGAAACCGTGTATGAAGCCCTATCCCGTGCAGCTCGTCACCGTGGGGTGCTTATTACCAGTAATCCTGCGGGTGATTTGGTGTTCACTCATGCCTCGGACACACAAGCCGATAAGCTCGTTCTCGGTCAAAACCTGCTGTCATGCGATTACGACGAAGATTATCGCGATAGGTTCAGCGAATACCGCGTTAACGGTCATGCGCGGGCGAACGGCAAGGTTGGCGACACTCAAGACGCCAAAAGCATCGCCAGCCAAAAAGGGAGTGCAACAGATACCGAAATTACACGTTATCGCCCCACGCTCATTATCGCAGACAGCAAAATAGACAGTCGCACAGCGAACCAACGTGCTTTGCGTGAACAACGTCGCCAGCTTGGCAAATCCCAGACTTTTGAGGCAAAGCTCGACGGGTGGTTTCGCTCAAACGGTCTGCTGTGGATGCCAAATCTTTTGGTCGGTATCGATGCCACCGCATTCGGCATCACGGTTTCATCGCTATTAGTGAGCAAGGTTGTGCTGTCACTGGATGACCGCGAGGGCTTACTCACCACGTTAACCCTCGCGCCTCGCGACGGTTTTCTGGTGCCGATTGAGCCTGATAGCAAAGGGAAAGGTAGCGGTGAGAACAAGGGCGGCATCGATAATCTGGTGGATGAGTATTACAAGAAACACCCGGAGAAACGCCCATGAATGAAAGCCAATTCTCTCGCCTTATCGCCCCTGTTATGCGCCGTGTGCGCCTGATGTTGGGGCGGGCTGTGGTCAATATTGTCAATGATGGCCTCAAGGCGCAGAACATTCAGGTCAGCATGTTAGAAGACGAGGTGCCTGATGATGTTGAACGCTTGCAGAACTACGGACAAATCAGCGTACCTCTGGCCGGTGCCGAGGCGATTATCGCCTGCATTGGTGCACAACGCGATCATGGTGTGGCGCTGATAGTTGAAGACCGTCGCTATCGCCCAACCGGGCTGACCGCCGGTGATACGGGTGTATACCATTTTGAAGGGCATCGCCTGCGCCTCACTAAGGATGGGCGCTGCATTATCACCTGTAAAACGGTAGAGATTTACGCCGACGATCATGCGCTAGTTGATACCCCTAAAACGATATTCACGGGTGACGTGGAAATTCAGAAAACCCTCAAAGTGATTGGGACGGCTAATACGGGGCACCTTACTGCGCCGAACGCAACGCTGGGTGGCATTGATACGGTCAATCATACCCATCAAGAGCATGGCGACGGTGGCGGAACCACGGGAACAATGCAATGACAGATATTGCGATTATTTGGGTGAACGGACGCGGCAATATCGCCCAAGACGGTATTGACATGGTCATTGATGAGAGTCTGACGACCGAGGTCACAATTTCGCTGTTTACCG